GTACGTTTGCATACTCATCAATAACGCAACCATCTAAATAGATACCTCGTAATCCATCTGAGTTCTCTGAACCTAACAATGTTATTCTAGCTCCATTAGGAAGATCACAACGTAATTCTGTTTCATTGAATTTAACGCCAGGTATTAATGATGTGTATTGTTTCATATAATCCCAAGCAATAGACTTAGCCTGTTTAAAGGTGGGTGCTATGTAGGCGTATCTTGGTGCTTTGTTAGTAGAACGTAGTGCTGACATTAGTAGATGATTAATCATACATACTGTTTTGCCAAACCTTCTATGGCAGACTAATACAGACCAGCGATATTTCTTCATATTGAAATGAAGTTCAATTTGCTTTTCTCTGGGGTAGTATGGAATCTTGTATTGTATTGTACCGCTGTTAATTACTGTTTCAGTTATAGTAGTCATTAATGAATCGCCTTAGATTGTTCATTGCTTATAATTGCGTTCTCAATGTTAAGCAGCATCATTAACCAAGAACTAAATATTGCTGAGTGTTCTTTGTTTTGTAATCCTGTGAACTTAACTGTTATTGAATTATCTTTCTCAATATAAACAACTGCTTTTACGTTGGCTGTATAAAAGTCATTGTCATCATCATCTTGGTACATTGATCTGTTCATATACTATTAGTAGTATTTTAATATTATATTAAGGTTGGTCAGGCAAAGAAAAAAGGTGGCGGGTTGTTTGTGGATATACCCATTTATGCGGCTGAGAATGTGGAAGGCTTTGAGGCTAAAGGTATCCTAATAAGTCCCATGATATATATATTAGAAAGTTATGGCACAATAAGGGTGCTATGGGGTATGTCGCTAGCAAAAACATGACAGCTTTTAGACAATTAAATAGTTTACAGCGTTAACAATCAACTTATCGGTATAAACTTTATAACAACTAACACGATAGACTGTTGTATTAATGTCACAGTGTTGCATATCCGACACAAATACACACAATGTAAATGATCGCAATGTATTAAAGAATACCAAGTTTATTACATATCTTTAATTGATTAATCTTAATAATTACCCACACAATCGCATGTTGTATAATCTTACATTGATCTAGTTTAATTCTTCTTTAATTCCTTTTATTCAATCTCTAGTTAATCTGTGGATAGTTTTGTTGCCTTTCTCTTTGTATATATATTTCTCTTTTTGCCTTTCCCTTTTATTAACAACACAACTAAAAGGTTAAAAAATAATTAAAATAATAGTTTACATAATATTATTAATAGTTTACCAATGTGGTTAAACAAATAACAAAGGGTAAACAATGACTAAAAAAATAACAAAGAAAGAAAACAGAGAATATAACAAGCTATATAATAACGCTTGGAAAGACTTAGAAAGCTACAGAGATAAATTTTTAAATCATAAATCCGATTTAAATCATGTTGCTTTTACCTTACAGTTAACAGATGCAATGCACAATATCTTAGAAATGGGATTTTGTGTTCATACTTTAAATGAAATGATTAAAGAGTCTAAAAATCAAGCTGTATCATTTCACAAACAAAAATACGAAGAAAACAAGAAAGAGGTTGCATAAATGACTAAAAAACTAAAAACTTTTAATGTTGTATTAGAATATGACGTTCAAAGAACATATATTATACTTGCAGAAAATAAAGAACAAGCTGAAGAATTAGTTTTAGATGGCAAAGCTATTTCGCACAGAGATCATTTGGACTATAAAGAAGTTATAGAAGTTAAAAAGGTTGCCTAATTTTAACAACTTATTAGCCTATGATTTTAATAGGCTAATGAGATCTTAAAATAAGATCTATACTAGATTGACACCAATTAGGTTAATCTGTAGTATAAATATAAACAATAACTTTGAAAGGGTTATATAATGACTGACAAAAAATGTGCGGAAATTGTTAATCAAAAGTATTTAGATACTGTTAATGATTATCAATTAGTTGATGATTATTTTAATCTTGATGATGAAGATAAATCAAAACATGAAAAACACGAAGATTTACAATCTTACGACAGCTTATTTGATTATGTAAATCAATCGGCTTTAAGTTTTGACTTTGTTGCGGTTGATACTTTTGAAAATCAAGATCGTGGATATTGGCGTTTGCAAATGTCTTGGGGTGGTCCAAGTGATGAGTTTAGAATATATACAAACGAAGAAAATATAATTAATTATATTGATTATCATTATCTAGACTGGTTTGACGGAGCTTCTGTTAGAGTAAGACATGACATCATTCATAATGTTTGTGAAATGTTTTTGGATTGCTGTAGAACAAGAGAATATAATGAAATATACAAAGAAGAAGAAATGGAGGTTGCATAGATGTTTAATAGATCCGATCTAAATGCTTTAATTGCTACAATTATAATTATCGTTTTAGGTTATGCTGTAATGCACTTGTTAGTGTTCCTGGATGGATATTATAAACTATCAATTTATTAACAACTGAAAGGGTAAAAAATGAAAGAGTACACAAGCACAGTGACAATAACATTTTCTTTAAACTATAATGAAGCACAGTCTAAAGAAGATTATATACAAAAAGTTAAAGATCAATTCAGTGAACAATATGACATTGATTTAATGGATTGTGAAATCACAGACGTTGAAGAAGTTAAACAAAAAAGAAAGGCATAAACATGACTGATAAAATAAAACAGGATAATAGGGTTTGTATGTATTATGTAGCTGAAAGACTTACAGACATACTCAAAATAAAAAACAAAGACAAAGCAAATAAATTTCTAAGTGAATTTAAAGATGAAATAATTCATAATTTAGGAGCTAATGCTTTTTATAATAGATACATAAAGGAGGGGAAAGAATGATTAAACAAATACTTTATTGCAAAAATTGCGATAACAGATTTTATGATGATTTAATTACAGATAAAATTTGTAATTATTGCGAAACACTAGATCATGAAGACATAGAAATACTTGAGCCTAGTGAGTTAAATGGTTGTGATTGTAAACAGTGTAAACAAATGAAAGAGGTAGCCTAATGAACTATAAAGATGATGTTAAAAAATATAACACAGCTATTAAAGTAATAGATGAGTTATTAATTAGGCTTGAAGACAGAATTAAGAATGAGCCTAATCAGGAAATATGGAAGACAGAACAGTTTCATTTAAACAGTGTTAAAGAATTAATTGAAATGGATATTCCATATCTAAACCCTAATTACTAACAACGAAAGGTATAAACATGACTTCAATACAACAGTTAAAAGAACATATAACTAGATTGAATGATGAGAGGCTACTAAACCAATTTGATCTTTATTCTTCGTTTAATTTACAAGATACGAAAGAAGTAATTTATTATAAAATTATTGAGTATGAATTACATAAAAGACGATTGCTTGATCATAAAATAATGGAGGATAATTATGAGTATGAACATGCACAATAAAAAAACAATAATTTTAAATGGTTATGACGTTGTCACAAATAGAAAAATGATAAGTCTTAAACTTGACGTATGGAAGAAGTTAATCTCATGTTGTAAGCATGAAGACTTAACCATGACCAAGTTAATCAACAAGATGATTGATAGGCATATTCAAGAGAATAACTACGACATTGATAAAATATTTAATGAAAATTTAGAGGTTAAAAAAAACGTATTGGATAGCTTAATTGATTATAACTTTGAAGAAGTTAAGCAATTAGAAAGATAGTCTAAAACATTATCCTTATATCATTGTAGCCATTGATAAGCCTACATGGCTTTTTTTTGATTATATTTATATCGTTTTAATAAACCTACATGGCTTTTTTTTAAACTAAAATTATTAATACCAATAAACTTACATGGCTTTTTTTGTATTGCAATTTTAGATTTCTATAAACTTACATGGCTTTTTTTGATCTTTGTTTTAGATGTTTTCCAGATACATACATGGCTTTTTTTGAAGCCAGATTTACTAATTACTGATCTATTATTTCCTTTTTTTCTTCTTTGACATTCTCATATTGAGTGTACTTTTGCTCAAGTTCTGGAGAGTCTAACCAACTTACTACAATGTTGTTGGTTGTGTTTTTATTTAAAGTTAAATCCTTTTTATCACTGTACAAATCACTGGTTTTCCCAGCGATCCACTGAATAAACTTTGTCTTTTCTCTTATCCAACTAATAAGATTTGGATCTAATGTGTCTTGATTAATATCTGCTTGGTAAATATCTAAAAGTTTATC